AGCGTTTCGCCACTCAATCAGGATTTGATTCCGTTCAATCCGTAGCATCATTGGGCGAAATTATTCCACTTGTATTTGCGAATTACAACCCCGCAAGCAAAAAGGGTGGTGTTCGTGTGTCGTCTCGTTTGCTGTGGTCACGCATGACTAGCTGGGGCACAACTCAGCAGTTTGAAGGGATTTATTTATTTTCCAGTGGTCCGCTTGCGGCTCGTCCCGATTTTGCAGGCTTTGCTATTGGTGAATCTTTGCTGGCCACATATCCACAAAACAAATCTAGGTTGTTGTTTGCACCCGATGGCGGCAGATTGCGGCCTGATGTTGTTACGAGTGGTAACGGTCAGTATCCAGAAACACAAGACACAGACACACGCGGGCCTTACCCGTTCAATGTTTTTCGTGCTGGTGATCCAAATCGGCAAAAAGCTGACTTCTGCAGCACACGCACACCATCGTCTCAGACGCAATTTGGGTTATATTCACCGATGCCAAACGGTATGGCATTTCAACTCCCATACGAACTTATGCTTATTCCAGATGGTCAAGGCAGGAACGTTAAAGAGCGCGCCCGCACAAAACGCAGCAAATTAAGAGAACAGTATCCAATTGGGGCGGCATTGACAAATGTTTACGGAAACTTTTCTCAAAAAGGCACCACCATGACGTATTCGATACAAGGTGAAGTATCCAAAAATTACAACTGGGGCGACTGGGGTCAAGAAGACATACAACAAACGCAGTTGTCGCGCCGCGTTGATGCTGATGCCAATATGAGCATCGGGAGCGCATATCTCGTTGGCACGACTCCTGTTATTTGCACAGGAATGAGCACCCAAGATCCATATGTTGAAGATCTTAACAAATCCTATGAACTTGAGGTTTCGGAATCCAGGCCGTCCACGCTCGACATTAAAAACATTCTGGACACATCCCCCGTTTACAATACATTTGCTATTCAACGCTTAGCCCTAGCAACTATTACCAATCGAAGATCTTGTAGCATTACTGAAATCGGAATACGCAGCAATGTCTGGAAAAGAATGAGTTTCGCCAACGTCAACACGCAACCCAGTGATGAAACGATTAATGATTTTGAGGATCAGGGAGGTAATATCGGATTGGGTCAGGTCAACAAATACATCACGCGATACTCGTTTTTCTTGTTGGAAGGCCGTAAACGCGGAGACCAAATATGGACAAATTTGAATGGTCCAAACACGCTGTTTTGCATCCGAGGTAATACACCTCAAGATCAATACAACTATATCATCATCGAGCACCCTTATGGCCAGCACGAGTTTCGTCTATTTCCCGTGCCGGGAGTTGAGGTCTATAAGTTTTGGCTGCCTCGAACAAATCCTACGCCGGTGATCTACCAGTTACGGCCAGGCCCAAGGCAAGGGCCGATTTCCACCAGCTTTGGTAGCCTTTATTTTTCCGGTGTACCCATATCGTTTGATGCGGCTAATTTTTACAACAAAGAATGGATTATTGGGCCTAACATTAACGATTTAGGGAAAAGCCTTAACCCTTATGATGCGCTTGCTGATTACATGAAATACGATAACGAAGAATCCAGCCACTCGTCTGGCCCCGAGCACGCCGTTGTCTATGTAAATGAAGTAATCTATAACAGTGACGCACCGATATTTAACGGTTTTGGGCCGCAATATGATTTACTTGCTATCGGAGGACTGAACCTATGGTCAGATAAGGAATGGACATCCTTATCCGAATTGTCCACATTTATTAAATACGGAATCAGGGTCAACAAACCAGACGGCGGCAACGGTCCAACAAATCTGTTCCCGGATATCGTTTACGCTCTTCTGACAGATTCTTTGATCGGCGCCGGAAAACTTATCGGCACTGAGCAAGTTGATGCTAGCTCTATGGCTGCTGCATCTCGCTACTGCCAAGCAAACGGCTTCACATGGGACGGTGTTATTTCAAATCGCTTGAATTTGCGCAGTTGGATTTTTGAGAACGCAGCCTACTGTTTGCTGGATTTCACGATCATAGGCGGGCGGTTTGCGCTAAAGCCTTCGCCAATCACCCGAAGCGATGGCTCCATAGATAGGCAAGGCAAGCCTCCGATTTCAGCGTTATTTACAGATGGCAATATCAGAAACCTCAAGGTTGTATTCCTTGAGCCTGAAGACCGCAAACCATTCAAGGCAGTGTGCCTATACCGGGAAGATACCGAAAACGGATTTCCTCAGATCAACTCGGTAACTGTAAAACTTTCCAATAACTATTCTTCGACGTATCCAGAAGAGGCCGGTGATCATTCAAATGATCCAGAGGAAACTTTTGACATGACAGATTTCTACACTGTACCTATTGCCGCAGAACCCACCCAAGCAATTGCATTCGCCATGAATGCTATCCGCACTCGAACTTTGGTAACGCATAGCGCCACATTTCAAACCACACCACAGATGGCAATGGGTTTGCAGCCTGGTGAATATTTTCGATTGGTTAGCGAAGCTACGCATACAAGCCGTTTTAACAATGGGGCGATAGACGATTATGGCTTTATTACCAGCACCACGCCTTTGCTAAACGGCAGCTATTCGGTGTATTATTGGATCCCGGGCTCAACGGCTGTAAATGGAGGAACAATGAACGTATATAACGGTTACGCCACCAACCTTCGCGGAGTTATCTACACGTTGCGAAACTCTGTTACCGAAGATCGCATCTATAAACTTGAATCTTTGAGCTATGCCGAGGATGGTTTGGTCGAGGTTACAGGAAGCCACGTTCCACTGACTGAGTCCGGTGCGTTAGCGGTTATGGACGACAGCGGCTTTGACGTCGAATTTGCCTAAACTGAAAGGAGCACTGGTACGCTTATGGCTGCTCAGTTCCCAACAGGGCTAAAACCAACAAGCCGCAGCTACCGGCCAGGAAAATATCCACAGATTGCGTTTGAGGCGTTAAATGGTGCGACCACCATGATCCGCTACGGCCAAAAGCCGTACAACGCGCAACTGACGCTGACATTTGCGAACATCACCGACTTCGATGCGCTCAGAATCATAAATCATTATGAAGAACGCATGGCGAATTTTTCTAGCGTAACTTTTGATAAAACTAGCGGATTGGCTGGATTAAGTTCTGAGCTTTCAGAGCAAGTAAGCGAGTCTGCATCAGGCCTGAGATGGCGCTACGCCGAGCCGCCACAGGTGGAAAGCGTTTACCCTGGCATCAGCACGGTGACATGCACCTTTACCGGATACCTCGATGGCGTGTAGAATGTGATCAACGTACACTGACGCATCATGGCGTTTTACAGCGGTCTCAACGGTCAGCTTTATCTGAACGGGAGCAAAATCGGCAAGGTGCAGAACTGGTCGCTCAATGCGTCGCAAGCAGTGCTGGAAACCACCAGTCTTGAGGACACCGACCGAACCCTGATCAACGGCGTCCGTAGCATGAGCGGCAGCTGTCGCGTGTTTTATCACTCTGACGGCAATGCCAGCGACTTTATCAATAACATCATCAAATCTGGCGCGAGTGGCGCCGAGGATGGCGTGGCTATTCAGTCAGAGCCTGTGCTCTTCAAGTTGCACGTTGATTCAACCAAATACATCGAGGTTTATGCTTGGATCACTGGCGCCAGCATGAGTATGTCAGTTGGTGAGGTCTTCTCTGTTGACGTAACGTTTGAAGTCACCGGTCACGCCAAGACTGAAACGGTCTGATGTCGGTCTATCTTGGATACACAGGTTCCGTTGAGTTAGACCGCGACTCAACCGACGCCCCACTGGAGACAGTGCTGGATCCCAGCGATGTCAACGTATCCCGACGCCGGTTTTCAGTAGATTTCAACGTCTCAGCCCTAATCACCGGCGATAGGGTAGAAATTGCTACGGTTGATGGCTCAACGCTCCAGTTGGTGTCGGGACACAACCACCCCGATGGAGCGTGGTACATTCATATTGATGATGTTGGTGGAATCCGCCTTTACGATCAATTCCAAGCTTCGCTTTCTGGACAGCAAGGCGATGCTTTAGATCTGGTTACGCCCAGTGCAGTGCAAAATATCACAATACAAACTAAAAATGACCGTTATCGCTTTATGGCGAAGATACGGGATTTTGAGCTAACCACTAGCCGCGACACCGTAGACCTTACATCTCTTGGCAATGAATTTCGCAGCCAATACGAACAAGGATTGATCTCCGGCCAGGGAGTCCTTAACTGCCTGTGGGAAAGCAGCCCAGCGTTTATCGGCCCCGGCTACAGACCTGGTCAGGCTGAGTTCCCGTCATACTTGGCGCGACTGGTCGTCCGAGTACAGCAAGGCGCTGATTTCAACGGGCGATTTTTTATTTATGCCGGAAGCATAGGCCAACCCGAAAGCGTCTGGTACGAAGCTAAGTGCATCGTTACCAATGTCGCCGTTTCTGTCTCAAACGAAGGCGCGATCGAAACACGCATCGATTTCGTCACTTCCGACCAAATTGTTCTAAAGCAAGGGCGACCACCTGTGTATTTACTGCAAGAAAGCGGTGACTACCTGCTTCAAGAGGACGGAAGTCCCCTGCTCCAAGAAGATTAGAATGCACCTATACGCTCTGCGGACCTAAGGAGGCAAAGCCTTGCCAGATCTTGAGATTTCTAATTTGCCAGCTTTGGCGGGGGCATCACTGCAAGCTACGGATCCGGTTGCCGTTGCTGACCTATCAGCAGCGGAGACCAAGAAGATCACGATCAAAGATCTGCTCGAAGGCGGCTTCGACCTGGTTGATGACGCCACTATCCCTGCCGCAAAGATCTCCGGCAGTACCGTCGGCGTTGGAGCGGTCGATACAACTCAACTGGCCGATCTAGCTGTAACGACAGCAAAGATTGATACAGGTGCGGTCAGTTTTGCCAAAATCCAAGACATCAATACCAATGTTCTTCTGGGACGATCCACAGCGGGGACAGGCGATGTCGAGGAGATTACTTGCACATCAGCAGGTCGAGCACTGCTAGATGACGCAGACGCCTCCGCCCAGCGCACCACTCTCGGACTTGGCACGCTTGCCACCCAAAGTGGTACATTCAGCGGTACCAGCAGCGGCACCAATACCGGTGACCAGACCATCACCCTGACTGGTGATGTCACGGGTAGCGGCACTGGCACTTTCGCCGCAAGTTTGTCAGCCGGTTCGGTTGACACCACCGAGCTTGTTGATGGTGCAGTCACCTACGCAAAGATCCAAGACACTAGCGATACCAACATCATCCTTGGTCGCGCCTCCATTGGCGCTGGCTCTGTTGAAGAAATCACTTGCACATCAGCCGGTCGAGCATTACTGGATGATGCAACAGCTGCCGATCAACGCACCACACTTGGTCTTGGCGATCT